ACGTTGGCCCGTTCTACCTCGGACAAGTTCATCCCGGTGCGCCGCACCCTGAACTACCTAAAGTACTCGCTCAAGGACCTCACTTCGTTTGCGGTCTTTGAGCCTAACGATGCCAACCTCTGGAACCGTATCAACATTACGGTTTCTGGATTCCTCGGAGAGTTCTACCGCTCTGGCGGTCTCCGTGGTGCTAACTCCAGTCAGGCATACTTCGTCATCTGCGACGAGACCAACAACACCACGACGAGCATCGATCAGGGCATCGTGAACGTCGAAGTTGGCGTTGCTCTTCAGTATCCCGCAGAGTTCATCGTTATCAACCTCAGCCAGTGGACTGGCGGCAGCAACGCCGTTGAGTCTCTCTAATAGTCAAGGAGTAACAACTCATGGCACGAGCAGCAAACACCGATCCACTCAGGAACTTTAAGTTCAGGGTCACCATCCAGCCTCCGACTAACCTAGCACAGGTTGTAGGCGGTCTCGCTACTCTCGGCTTCTCGGTGGTTTCTGGCCTTACCGTGCAGAACGAGATGATCGCTTATCGCGAGGGCGGCATGAACACCCATCCGCATAAGATGGTTGGTCAGTCGGATTACGGCCCCGTTACGCTGACTAAGGGTGTCTTCAATGGGCAAGACTCGCTGTACAAGTGGCAGCAGTTCATGCACTCATGGAGTCAAGGCGGCGTGACCCCGGCAGAGGGTGGATCGACCAGCAATAACAATAACTACCGATGCGATGTCGTTGTAGCCGTGTACGATCACCCGGTTTCCGCTGGGGTGTACCAGAATCCGTCACCCACCGGATTCACTGGAGAATCAGCAGGTGCTGCAAAACTTGCTTATAAACTGCACAACTGCTGGCCCGCGTCGTTCTCCATGGGCGACCTCAACGCAGGCGACTCGTCTATCCTGATTCAGCAGATCGTGCTGAATCACGAGGGCTTTTCGCTCTCGTTTGATGAGGACGCTCAGAATATCGTCAATTCACTTGACTGACATTTAGAATACAACAATTAGGAGTACAAGTAGATGAGTGATACAGATGTTGCTGATGTCATTAATGATGCAGTAAGCGACCCAGTTCCTTCCATGGGTGACGCCCCTAACTCAGTAGTTGAGTTAATGAGGGGCGTACACCAATCCACCACGGACAAGTGGCACACCACTGCTGAGGTTAGGGAACTCAATGGAGAAGACGAAGAGTATCTTGCATCAATAGAGAATAAGAAGGGCCTTCTGTACTCTGAGTATATGACGGCAGTCTTAAGCAGGGCTGTTCTACGTATCGGTGATATTGGTATCAACGGAGCAGGCGCTTCCCAGATCATCAACAAGTTGATGCTAGGTGACAGGGACCTCTTGTATTTGGCTATTGTTAAAGCCACTTACGGCAAAGAGCGCACTATAAAGATGAACTGTCTTAAGTGTGGTGAACCTAACGACGTTACGATTGAGTTAGACAACGACTTCCCAGTAAGTTACCCAAACTTTGATGTTCGAGAGGGTCTTAAGGTAGAAACCTCTAAGGGAACTGTGACTCTAAGGTTACCTAACGGTGAGGATACCGTAGAGGCTAGTAAGTTAGCAAAGAACGACGCAGAAACTAACACTGTTATGCTCGCTCGTTGCGCTGTCTGGCCTGAAGGAGAGGCCCCCACAGAGCCTATGAAGTGGGCGCGTTCTCTCAGCCTCTCGGACAGGCGTAAGTTAGTTGATGCCCTCCTCGCGGTTGAGGTTGGGCCGAAGATGGGGGAGGTGGAAACTCAGTGTGCAAGTTGCGGCGAAGATATGCCAATTCTGCTCGACTGGGTCTCCCTTTTACTCAGTTAATTTAAAGATCTTATATTGGGAATACGAACTGATAGCCACCGTTTACAAGGGTTTTGGTCTACACGACATTAAATCTATGACAGTTCGGCAACGTGATTTCTGGTATCGTATGGCGAAGTGGCGTAATCAATAGCGGAGGCTAGTATGGCGGCAAATCCCGACGCAGAAGTCGGAGAAGGTCTGATCGGTGGCCGTAATGGCCGCTTGAAGGCTGACGTTAAAGCCGGTCTTCGCGTTGACACCTCCGAGTTAGCCAAACTCAAGCAGGCCCTTAAAGATGCTAAGGACATCACAACTCAGTGGCGCATTGAAATGGAGAAACTCTCCAAGGCCGCTGAAAAAGCCGCTGGTAATATCAGTGCTGCTAACGGTGGTAAAGGCGGCGGTGGGAGTTACTTAAACGACAGTTTCTCCGAAATGCCGGAATTGGATCAGGGTAAGGGGGGCGACGGCGACGGCGTAAGCGCAGCCCAGAAGTACCTAGATGACAATGGGCCGTATCGCGGGCGTATGGCCACAATGGCCACCCGTATGGGTACTGGCGCAGCGGCCCTATCGCAAGCCATCAAGCCTCTCGTTGATGCGGTCAACCAACGCATAGACAGAGGTATCAACTACGCTACGTCTGCTGATCGCCTCAACGTAATGCTACAGCAGACGACTGGCATGTCGCAGATGCAGGTCATGACCCAGATGCGCCAGCCCCTTACTGAGTACCGTCTCGGTGCTGGCGGTGTCAACGCACTCATGCAGTTTCAGGCTCAGACTGGAACTAGGTTACCTAATAGTTACGCCCAATCAGTAGCAGGTATCCGCGCTAGCACCGGTTACAGCAAGAGCACTCAAGACATTTTGTCTGAGCAGCAACAACTAATGGACCCCACTGTCGCTAACCGTATGTTCTTTATGGGAGGCACTAACGCTTACAACATCGGTGGTGGCTTGAAGGACCCTCTTCAAATGCGCCAAGAGATAGTCCAGCGTATGGGGCTTGACAATCCTGAGATCGCTAGAAGTGCGCTCATGCCCGGGTCCGTTACCCGCGCCCGACTCGCTGACATGGGCATGGGCGAGGAGATGCAGACTGAGATTCTCCAATACGCCCAGCAACAGGTTCGGTTCAAGGAAAAGGGCGGGAAGGGCATGTACGACCCGTCCAAGAAAGAAGATCGTCAGATGATGGGTATTGAGGACAACCTCGCTACTCAGCAGGAAGAGACTGGCAGGATGCAGACGGCTCGTGAGGAACAATTCATGCGCCGCCAGATTGACAACATGGCCACCCGTGAGAAGATCGATCAGGAGATGATCAAGATCCTCGGCAAATTAGAGGACACTCTTAGTGGTTTAATGGGTGCTAAGGTCACAGCCGGTAACGCGGGTCGTGCCGCGGGCGGAGGTCTACAGGCCCTTGGCGGAGGACTGATGGCAGCGGCCTTGATACCGTCTCCCGCGTCCCCCTACTTAGCCGCAGCGGGTGGGGCCATGATGCTTTTAGGTAGTGCCGTGGGAGACGGTGATGCCGACGGCTCCGGTTCAGCGCCCCCTAACACCCCTAACCACAATAGAAACTCCAACGATAGTTCTAGGGACCATGAGATTATGGTGCCTAGCGGGGGACGGGGTAGTAAGCGGACGCCCCTCTCTGTCCTAAAGCGCAGTCCTAGGATGACCAAACTTCAACCCTCTCTTCGCGAGAAGTTGATCAGAATGATGCGCGAGAACCATGACATCGGTATTAACAGTGGTTACCGCGACGAGTCAGAGCAGGAACGACTGTTCTATAGGCAGATGCAGGAGACTACCAAAGAGGACTCGCAGGTTGAATGGAACGGTAAGTACTGGAAGCAGGCTCCGGGGTATGCGTTTACGGCTCCTCCCGGTAGGTCTATGCACGGTGTTGGTCTTGCCGCTGACATCTTTGAAGAGGGTAAGGACTATAGTTGGATCGTCGCTAACTCAGCGCGGTTCGGCCTAAACAACTGGCGTGCTAAGGGTTGGCGACACGATGAACCGTGGCACGTCCAGCCTCAAGAGGTTCCTCGTTTCCGAAGCCAGTACGACGGTGGCGAGTACAGCGCCCCACAACAAAGCCGACCTGATGGTTGGTTTGAAGACAATCCTAAAGAGGACTATAGCGGGGGAGATTACGTTGCTCCTCATGACGAGGTTAGCGCGATGTCTTCGAGCGGTGGTGCCGCAGGTTCTCGGGGTGGGTCAAGCATCCCTCTGCCTGCGTTGATCGAGGCCCACAGGGCCGCTGGTCTGGCGAGATTCCTAAACGGGGGGTCTGGTACCTACGGTTCTTCGACGGGAGAGGGGGCTAATGCCACCACCTCAGCGTCTAGCGCCCTACCTAAGAATAGGCAGTTAACAGGAGCACAAGTAGCGCGTTACGCTAAGAAGTACTTCTCCGGTGAAGACTTGGCTATAGCCGTTGCTATCGCTAAGGCTGAGAGCGGATGGAGAACAGGGGCGTTCAATCCTAACGGCCTTGATAATTCCTACGGTCTCATG